CGGCTGGCTGACACCCGCCGCAAAGCTCCAATCATGGGGGTGGATGGATCTGCCGGCGAAATCAGCATTGATCCGGACCAGAAGCAGGCATTTTCCCGCAGCCCGGATGGCGTGACGATCAACCCACGCATTGGCAAATACGGTGTCCGTGTCGTCACCGGCGCCAGCTACAGCACGCAGCGCACGCAGACCAATGCAGCGTTCGCCGAGATCATGCGCGGCAACAAGGAAATGGCGCCCGTGGTTGCGCCGTTCTGGGCTCAAACGCTTGATTTCCCAGGCGCTGACAAGTTCGCCCAGGCTATGGCCGCCATGGCTCCGCCAGCAGTCAAAGCCATCTTGCAGCCTGAAGGCGGCGACAAGGGCCCAGACCCAGCCGCATTAGCCGAGCAGCTCAAGCAATGCCAGCAAGCGTTGCAAGAGGCCATCCAGCACGCGCACGAAGCGCAGGAAGACGCTGACGAAGCGATGGCCGCAGCAGCGGACGCAAAGCGCTCAGCCGAATCCAAGGTCCGTGAACTTGACATCAAGGCTTACCAGGCAGAAACAGACCGCCTCAAGGTCACCGGTGCCAACGTCGATCAGATTGAGGCCATTACACGCGACCTGATCAATCAAATGCTGATGCAGCCAGATCCACTTCCGGGGGATCCGATGGCCGCCGCACAAGAGCCGACGCAAGAGCCAGAGCAGTACGAGCAGGAGCCGTCCGAATCGCTCCCGCCAGAACCACCGATTGAGCCGCCAGAATTCGGCGAAGGAGTGCAGGAATGACAGCCGTTACAGCGGGAACCAGCAAGACATTCACGGCCCAAGTCGATGGGTCCGCCTTCGTCGTCATCGCACCAGGTGGCGCCGTTGGTAGCGTCATCGACCAGAATGGCGACACCCAAGCCATTGATCCAAACGGCACGCGCCGAACATTCGGCCCGCTCAATGAGTTGCAATCGATTACCGTATCGATGCAGATTGGAAACGCATCGGTTGAGTTGAATGGATGGTCTGGCGGCATGCCGATTACCGCTGAGACCAACTCATCCGGCCAAACGGTGCTGGACGATGCGAGCCGGGCGGTTGTGATGGGCTCGCAGTCTGGTGGTGGCTATATCTTTGGCTGCAAATCCAAGCGTTACGGCCAGCGCCTGATGAACGCGCCAGCTTTGGGAACGTTTGACACTACGTCGTTTCGGTGGGTTGAGGCTGTGCCGTTTGTTGGGAAGAAATTCGTTCGCGTCAAATATGAAAACGACACGACATCTGCGTGGGTTGGGACGATGGCAACCGCTGTTGCTGGTGGCCGCGCATTTGCCGACGACAACCCGGTAAACGCTGCTGGAGCAAGTCCGACATGGTCAACCAGTGCTGGGTTGGCTGTGCCAGCCGCTGATGCAAGCGTGGCAATCAACGGAAAATACGGGATTGCATGGACCCCATGGATGTTGGTTGATTTTCCACCGGCCACCGACGGGGGTTATGGCTCATACCTGTATGTCGGGATGAAGCTATCGACCGGTACGGGTCGCGGGCTAGTCCGAAACGCCGCTCAAAAGTTTGAAGAATGGGAAACTGTCCTGTCAGCAGGATCTACCCGTCAAAAATCACGCCGTTGCTGGAAGACTGGTGATTTCGTCACGACAAACCAAAACGGGATGACTGGTGCGACGACCGGATCTGGCGGTGCGTTTTTCTCGCCAGCACTGCAATTTGAAGTGCTTGACGCTGTTAACGGTTTGACGGTCCTGAATGTTGGCGACAGCACGCGAGGTGGGCAGGGCACGACAGCGTTTAGCTACAACTGGCTCAACCAATGGGCCGACTCACGAGTAGCGTCCACCCTTCCAGTAAGCTGCCTGAACATGGGCTTTGCCGGAAAAACAGGCGCGTATTACATGGGCTATCTGTCCCAGGTTCTCGCAGATGGGTCAGGCGTGCCGGATTGGTTGATTTTGCAGCCGTTCAGCGCAAATTCCGCATCAGAGGCCGCAATCCAAACAGACTTGCAGACTGCATTTGCACTTGCAGAGCAATTCGAGGCCAAGGGTACGGTGGTGACATTCTCTACCGTAGGCCCAGCCGTTAACTGGTTCGGCGCATCGTCAGCCAATGAGGCCGTGCGGCTGTACGGCAACGCGATGATCAGGGCCAGCGGGCGGTCATACATTGACTTGGATGCAGTTGTGACTGATGGTGCAACGCCTATTGCTGCGGTCAAAGCGGCGTACACCCCAGATGGCAATCACTACAACGATCTTGCCAATGGGCTGATCGCATCGCAAGCAGTTGCCCCAATAGCCAAGACGCTGTTTGGTGTCTAACCCAGGCCAACAAAAACCCAAGAGCAGCAGGATCGGTTTGTGATCAAGCGCAAATACCTTCGCTTTGAACAGTTGGAGGTGTTTCGCCCAATGCCAGTGCCTGATGCGCTGAAAAGGCAGATCAGGCAGGAGGCTGATAGGGCCAAGGCGATGGCGCAGACTGTTTTGAGACCGAAGGTCAGCCGGTCAAGTAGCTGATCGATTGGCGTCCGCAGTGATGCGCCGCCTGGAGTTGATAGAGATGAACCAAGATAACCCCGCATTGCCAACACAGGGCCAGACGGCCCAAGAGGCGAGCGGCCAGCCCAATGCTGAGCAGCTTGCGCAAAACCACGATCAGGACAATTCAGAGCCTGGTCAGATCGATGCAGACAAGCCGGAAGGCGAGGGCGACAAGACCAAGCCAGAGAAAACGCCTGAAGAACGTGAACGTGCCCGCATGCAGCGTGGCATTGACCGACGCACGCGCCAACTGGCAGAAGAACGCGCCCGCCGCGAGCATCTTGAGAGGCAAGTCGCTGACTTGACGCAACGCCCAAATCAACGCAACAATGACACACCGGAAAGCGATAGCGAACCCCTCACGCTGACCCGGCAACAGCTTCAAGAGATGGTCAAGGCCGAAGCTTCAAAGCTCGCACCGACCCTCAAAGAACAGAATGCCGAGATCGAGCGCCGTCAGGGTGTTGTTCAGTCGCTTGCCAAAACCTGGGGTCAAGAACGCTTCGATGAACTGTCGTCCGATCTGGACGACGCATTCGGAGGCCTGTCAGACAGTAGCGGTCGACCAAAACCGGCCATTGAAGCTGTCTTTGAGGCAGATGAACCTGCAAAGGTCATCGAATATCTGGCAGACCCGGACAACGCTGACGAAGCCGAACGCATCGCACGCATGAGCGCCATTCAGGCCGGCAAAGCAATTGCCCGCCTTGAAGACAAGCTCAAAGCCGATGCAGCAAAGGCCAAGCCCCAGCCATCGAAACAACCCGCACCGCTCGAAAGCGTTCGAGGTCAAGGCGGCTCAGTCAAAGGGCCGGACCCAAGCGACACCAAAGCCTGGATCGCGTGGCGCAACGAGCAAGAACGCAAGGGCCTGTAAGCCCGAATTACATCAACTTCTAACGCCGAGAAGGCGCCGAAGGAAAGAAAATGGCAAACGCACTCGTTACCTCTACCGTCATCACGAATGAGGTTCTCCGCATCGCTCACAACGCTTCTGCGTTCTTGGGCAACGTCAACACCGACTACAAAGAGGCATGGACCGGCGACGTCAAGCCTGGCTCCACTGTCAAGGCTCGCGCCCCTGTGCAGTTCACCCATCGCGATGGCGAAACCGCTAACGTGCAGGACATCACTGAACGCTCTGTGGACGTGACTTTGCAGCCTCTGCTGGGCCTGGACTTCGCTGTCGGCTCCACTGAACTGACTACATCGGTCGGCAGCAATGGCAGCGTCGACAAGGCATTCAAGGAGCGCTATCTCAAGCCCGCGGGCTTGAAGCTGGCCGCCCTGCTGGACTACCGCATCGGCACCCTGATGAAAAACGGTTTCCATCAGATGGTTGGTACCCCCGGCACCCCTCCGGCCACCTTCGCGGACTTGCTCAACGCTGGTGTGCCGTTGGACCGCATGAGCGTGCCACGCGATGGCATGCGCATGGCCGCCATTGAGCCGGGCGCCAATGCTTCCATCGTGGCAGGCCTGTCCGGATTGTTCAACAACAAGGAAGTGCTGGGCGAGCAGTACAAGACCGGCGTGATCAAGACGGGCGCGGGCCTGGATCTGGCCATGAGCCAGAACGTACCAAGCCACACCGTAGGCCCATTGGGCGGCACCCCTTTGGTCAACGGCGCCAACCAAGGTTTGATCAACTCGGGCGCAACCGATAACCCATACGCCGCCACCACTTCGCTGGTGACTGATGGCTGGACGGCTGCTGCGGCTGCCCGCTTGAACCAAGGCGACACCTTCACCATCGCTGGTGTGTTCTCGGTCAACCCAGAGACCAAGGCCAGCACTGGTGTGCTGCAATCGTTCCTGGTCACAGCCAACGTGTCGTCTGACGCTGGTGGTAACGCGACCGTTGTGATCAGCCCAGCGATCATTGCAGGTGGCGCCTATCAGAACGTGACCGCCCGCCCTGCTGACAACGCAGCCATCACCGTGACATCGGGCGCAGCCAACACCACTTACACCAACAACCTGATCTGGCATCGCGATGCCTTCACCTTCGTATCTCCTAAGCAGGAATTGCCTGGCGGTATGGATATGGCGTATCAGGCTTCGTTGGCTGATGAGGGTGGCGTCTCGTTACGCTTCGTTCGCGGCTTTGACATCACGAACAACAAGTTCGTGAGCCGCTTCGACATCCTGTGGGGTGGCGCTGTGACCTTGCCGAACTTCGGCGCCCGTCGCACGAACTGATCCAGCAACCAAGCGGGCCGGTTTCGACTGGCCCGCATTTCAGGAGTAAACCTTGAACTACCCACTGAATATGCAACTGCCCGCACCAGCAATTGGTTTTGCCGTAGCAAACGACGAGGCGGAACACATCGCCTTGACAGGGCAAGGCTATCAGCCCGCCTACGTGGCTCCAGCAGAGCAGCATGCACCAGCGGCCAAGGCCGCCAAGCAAGCAAAGGACTGACACGCGATGCGCGCCCTTGACATCATCACGGACGCTTACGAGCGCTGCAACCGTCTGAGCCCAGGGGAGACCTTGAGCGCAGACGATGCAGCGTTTGGCCTTCGCCGCTTGAACCTGCTGGTTGATGAGTTGAGCGCGCAGCCTCTGTTTTTGTTCAAAGACACGCTGACCAGTGCTGCCCAGACGGGCAACATCACGCTGGGCAGCGGCGCCTGGTCTGCCATCGCCGCAGGCACAGAGATCATCGGCGCAGCTTGCGACAGCCTGCCAATGTTGCCCATCACCGTGCAGCAGTACAACGAGCAGTACCGGCCTGCTGTGACTGGATCGCCTGCGCTGTATGCACACGATGGCTTGGCGACGGTCTTCCTGTGGCCTGAGCCAGTCGGCCAGGTCATCACACTGCAAACGCGCAGCACGGTTTCCGAGTTTGCGGACCAGACCACCGACTACACGCTGCCCGATGGTTGGGCAAACGCCTTGGGCGCCGCGCTGGCGGTGCGCATTGCGCCAAACATCCTGGGCCAAGTACCTGCCATCCTGGTGACCGCCGAGACCAAGGCCATGGGCGCGGTGGACAAATACGAGCCCGCCATTGTTGATGTGGGCAGCTACAGCGGAGGCGCGGCGGGTTACCCGGCGCGGTTGTTCTGATGGCTGGCGCACCTGTATTTCAATGCGTTGGCCCGTCCTACCACCTTGACGACCGCAAGGCGGGCATTCAGCGGGCTGTCAACTGTTACCCCCAGCGACTGGACGGTGATAACTGGATGATGGCCGCAACGCCTGGTGAGGTGCAGATCGCCAGCCTTGGCGCTGAGGTTCGAGGTTCGCGCAACGTCAATGGCCGCTGGTTTGTCGTTGCTGGCTCCACGCTCTATGAGATGAGCGCAAGCGGCAGCAGCACTGTGCGCGCATCGATTGCAAGCGCATCGGGCTTTGTCGGTATGGCACACAACCGCACCCAGTTGGCCATCGTGGATGGCGCATCGCTCTACATCTACTCGCTCGCAACAAACGTGTTGACCACGGTTGCGGCAGCCGGCTGGCGCGGATCGGATGACGTCCACGAGCTGGATGGCTATTTCATCTTTGTGGACCCGGAAACAGACCAGTTCTATATTTCCGCCATCGATGACGGCACCAGCCTGGATGCGCTGGACTTCAGCAGCGCCGACTCATCGCCTGACAACATCATCACGCATCGGGTCAGCCATCGTCAGTTGTGGCTGTTCGGTGACTTGTCGACCGAAATCTGGATCGACTCCGGCGATGCAGCCTTTCCATTTGTGCGTTACTCGTCATACACGCTGGATGTTGGCGTTGTGGGCAAGCGTGCCGCGATCAATGCAGCCGACACATTGTTCTGGGTTGGCAAGACAGACCGAGGCACGGGCATCGTCTACATGGCGTCTGGCAACCAGCCGCAACGCGTCAGCACGATGGCGGTGGAGCAGGCCTTGAGAGGCAGCACCGATCTATCTCAAGCCACCATGTGGACCTGCCAGATTGAGGGCCATGAGTTCATCGGCATCAATGCGCCTGGCCTGGAAACAACGTGGATGTATGACGCCGCAAATCAGCAATGGCACGAGCGTGGCGAGTGGTACGACGGCTGGCAGCCCCTGAGATCGCGGCTTGTGACATCGTTCTCGGGTCAGCACTTTGCCGGTGATGAGTTTGGTGCAATAGTGCGCCTCGATGCTGACGCCAACACGTTGGCCGGTCGCCCATTGGTGCGCGAACGGACATGGCCGCACCTCAAGCAACCAAGCATGGAACCGGTGAGCTACTTCGGCGTTGAACTCCAAATGAAGACAGGCAGCGGAGGCAGCGTCACGCTAGAGATCAGCAACGACGGCGGCTTTACGTTTGGATCGCCTCTCATTCGATCACTGGGGGCCGTGGGCCGATGGATGCAGCGCGTGCGCTGGCTTGGCCTGGGTGCGGCTGTCAATCGCGTGTTCCGCATCCGTTGCTCTGACGATGTGCCATTCGCCATTCACTCAGCCACGGTGGACACGCAATGAGTGCGCCTCTCACGCTCCCGCAAGCCCGCATCCCGTTGGGATGGGTCATGGTGGACGGGCAGCGGGCACCGGTTTCAATCGACATCGAATGGATGCGTGCGCTTCTTGGCATGCTGGACCGGACTGGGGGCGTGACCGGATCGAATGGTCCGGAAGAGTTGACCACCTTCCTGATGGAGTTTGCGCCATCCGACCCTATGACCCAGGAAGCCATGCGCGCCGTCGATGAACTTCGTAATGAACTGAGCAGTGCGCGAACAGAGATTCAAAGCCTACGCAGCCAGATTGAAGAAGTCGCAGCGCAATTGGCAGAAGTGCGGCCTTACACAGACCTGACAACTCGCGTCACCCAAATTGAGGAACGCCTCCAATGACGATCAGCTATTCAAACTTCTTTGCGCCAACCGTTTTGGGAACTAGCGCGGGCACGTTGGCAACGATTCCAGCGCAGCCAACGACAACCCTTTTGCGTGGCGGTCGTATTCGCCTCACAAATACCACTGGGGGCGCGGTTACCGCAACGCTCTACGCCGTACCCGCTGCCGGATCACCAGCAGCAGGGAATGCGTTCGTGTCTGGGAAAAGCGTGGCAGCTAACGACTTCCTGGATGTGGATGCGCCCATCATGCCGGCTGGATCGACCATCCAAGGCCTGGCCGGCGCTGCCGCGTCCATAACAGCGCACATGATCTCTGGGAGTTTGTTCTCGTGAATATGAGCATCACAGCAAGCCGCTCGTTTGATGTGCTGACTGGCCTGGCGCCAAAGCGATCTGAAACAGTTGATCAGATCCAAAAGGTTATCAGTCAGCTTCCTCAATACGAACCTGAGACGAACCACTATTTTCATGGCGGCATGTATTGCCGTGAGGTTAAGCGCTGCAAGGATGCGTTGATTGTCGGGAAGGTCCACAAAAAAGAGCATTTCTATGTGGTCGCATCTGGAACGGTTGCCATCTCCCAAGAGGGTGAGCCCGCAAAGCAAGTGACAGGACCGGCAGTCATCAAGTCATTCCCAGGAACAAAGCGGGCTGTGTTGGCGCTTACTGATGCCGTTTGCATGACTTTTCACAGGGTCGATTCATGCACTGTCGAAGACGCAGAAACGGAGCTTGTTGAGGATGATCCAACGGCCATGTTTGCGGTTGGAAACAAGGTTGCAACTGGCGTTTTGAAACACCAACCAACGAAGGTGATCGAATGAGTTTTATTGCAGCAGCAATTGTCGGCGGAAGCGCTATTGTCGGCGGCGTCCTGCAATCAAACGCGGCAGGCCGCGCAGCGTCCAAGCAGGCGGCATCAACCGACCGAGCAACGGAAGAACAGGCCCGCCAATACGACCAGACGCGAGAGGATTACGCACCGTATCGTGAGGTCGGGAAGCGTGCTCTCGGTCAATACGAGACTGAAATCAATGCGCCGGTGACGTCTGCGGACGTCATGTCAGACCCTGGCTATCAGTTCGGATTGAACCAAGGTCAGCTTGGTCTTGATCGCAAGGCGGCGGCGGCTGGTGGTCGTGTTTCTGGCGCTGCGTTGAAGTCTGCTGCTGAGTATGCAAACAACTATGCAACGACTGGATATAACGCAGCCTATCAGCGCAGGCAGGACCGCTTAAACCGGCTTGCCTCCTTGGCAAACATTGGGCAAACCGCTACGGGCGGAAGCGCTGCGGCTGGTGCTGCCAAG